ACCTAACTCCACGGAGAGGTCGGTGAAGCGTTTCTTCGCCTTGTCAAGGCTTGCCTGCACGGTGTTGTTCTGTACATTGAACTCGTCGATGACGGAGGTGCCCTGCTCGTAGGCCTGTGTGGCCAACCGCTGGGCCTCGGTGACAGCATCGATGTGTCCTGCGAGGGTACTCAGGACACCGACGGCACGGGTGCCGTCCATCTTCAGCTCGTCGAACTTCCCAGCAAGGACGCTCATGTCACCGAGTTTGTTGACGGCTTCAAACCACTGTATCAGACCTTCGTTCATGTTGGTCTTGATGGTCTGTGTGAATTTCTCGACCTCGAGACCGGCCATGTTGGCGAATTTCGCAGGATCCTGGTACATTTTGGTGATGAGCTGCGACATGACGGTCGACGAGGTGGCCATCTCCTGATTGTTCTGGTCGAGGGCACTGGCGAAGCCCATGATTTCGGCCTGCGTCAGATGTGCCTGCTGACCCACGCCGGAGAGGGCTTTGGTGAACTCCACGACGGGCTGAGCCTGCGCCGACGAGTTCTGGACAATCTCATTGAGCGCCGAGCCAGTGGCGAGCATGGCTCCGCGCAAGCCTAAGCGGTCGCTCTCGCCGAACGCGATGGCCAACTTACCAATGGTATCGACAGCACCTTCTCCGAGGTCGTCTCCCAAGGCGACGCCGATTTTATCAGCTGCGTCAACGAACTCCTCGATCTGCGAGGTAGCGGTTATGCCCAAGCGGCCAGCCGCTCCGGCAAGGGCGTTCAGTTCCTCGCGAGAAGTACGTGTATCCATGCGCTTGAAATCGTCGTTCATCCTTTCGACCTCTTCGGCGGTCTGTCCGGTGTACTTCCTGACGTCGGCCATCGACTGCTCCATCGCGGCGTAGTCGTTGACAACCTTGCGGATGGTGAACGACAACCCCGTGACGGCGGCGACAGCGGAAGCTGCCATCGCACCGAACTTATTGAACCCGTCAGCAAGGCGGCCCCAGAGGGGTGTCTGGGCACGACCTTCCTCACGGATCCGATTCAGTTCCGTGCGAGCTTCGCGCAGCTGCTTGTTCAGGGCCTTCCATTCCTCGCTACCACGACGAATGCGACCGCTGTTGAGCTCTTTGTTGATGGCCTTGATGGTGTCCTGAAGGTCTTTCGGGGTGGCATTGCTGATGTCCTTCAGGGTGTTGGCAATGCGTTCCTGACGGGTGATAAGAGCCTGGTACTGGCGCTCTATCTTGTCGAGTTCCTTGCCGTACTTCTTCGCGGCAGGAACATCGTGCGCTGCCGTGGCGTCCTTCAGTTTCTTACGGAGGTCATCGGCCTGCGACTTGACTTTCTTGATTTCATTCTGAGCTTGCTGGGAGTTCAGGATGATGTCGGTAACGTATACGTTGTTGCGTGGCATATTGTGTTGTGTTGGTTATCTTCTTCCCATGGCGTGCATGGCTATCGGGGCATCCTTGCGGTCACCATTGATGGCTATCTCGCAAGCCTGTAAGAGGTAGCCGTTGTACAGCTCACCGTACATGGCTGCATTGGTTTCGTTCAATCGGTACATACTGTAGGCGTACTTCCTCGCCCACCAGTCACGGGCTCCGATGGGCGGGCCTCCGGCAAGCCTGCCACCCCATGCGGGGCCGACATGCTTCTTCTCGTCAAGGCCATGCTCCCGTCGATAGGCAGGGTCAAGGAATTCGACCTGTCCCATGTTACTGGTGTTCCCGGTTCCGCGTTTTCGAGGCGTCTTGGGCTTGTTATGTCCCCAGCGCTCCCAAGAAAAGGCAGGGGAGGTGCCGCGCGCTACATAGATGCCGTACATCAGGAAGCGGTGTTCGAGCGTCGTCACCCGGCCGGTGTCAACCTTGTACTGCAAACTTCGCTGAAGAGCGCCGGTGTCTGCAATGACTCCGACGCGCTGCATACGCTCACGCCAATAGAGTAGCATGTTCTCGGCCCATGACTGGTTCCATGCGTCGATGTCTTGCTGGGTCATGCCCATCTGTCCGTAGTATCTTGCCATATCTATATATGTACTGGGTGTCCATTGAAGCGGATGATGAAGATGTCTGGTACCAGACGTACCTCGTTATTGCGGGGGTTGCGCACCCTGTGCCAACCGCCATACCAGTTGCCGCTGCTGACTAACCATCGTTGATAGCGGATGGCCTTGCCGCCGTCCGCAAGGGACCAGCAGGTGATGTCGACTTCTTCTTTGTAGATGCGGGCCTTGTCTAAGGCGCGCTGGACGTCCGTGATGTGGAGACTCTTCTTTTCCGGTGTATTCATGCTGCGAAGTTAGTGGTTTTTATTCGTTATGGAAAATACGCTGTCCGGTGTCGACTGGGTGTATTCTCAAGGGCGCTATCCTACCTCCAGCCGCGGCAGATCCTTCCATCCTATCATGTGGCTGCGACTGCTGCGACCTTGTGCTCCGGTACCGTTCTTGAACGGGTGATGTATTTGCTGTGATGGCGATTTGGGGTATCGAGGTGTCGCTGAGGATTCTTCTGCCTCATGCGCTTCGACCGTCGAAGGATGAGCGGTCTCGCCGACGAGTACCCGGATGTCCTGGTAGTAGATTTCCGCAGGCTCTTTCTATTACCGGTGTCGTGTGTGCCTGATTGATGTTGTGAATTGTATGCGGCCCAGATATGAATACTTTGCAAATTTAGGCCGGCCCAGAGCCTGCAAGTACCGCAGGCTATTGCTGCAGATTTTTTTCGACACGCTTTCCGCTTTTTTCCAGGGAAAAAAGTGGTTTTTCATAAAATATCCTGGCAATTCCTTGCATCTGCTCTTTTCCACCGTTGCCTCTTATAAGCACGTATTCATTAATCAGTGCTTCGCACACAGTATTCACTTTAAACATCAATCAATTATGGTACACACTATTTTCACATCGGAAATCAAGAGTCGCAGAAGGAACAGCAGGTTCCAGGACATCTACGAGGTATTCGTCTACGGCGAGGACAATGAGTTCGCATCCTTCGAAATCATGGCCGACACAGCTTCAGAGGCTACCGCTGAAGCGGAGAGATTGGTCAGCGACGACTTCGTAAACATCGTTTTCATGACAGTTAATAACATAAGTTTCACCCGTTAATTCAACAACAGTTATGAAGTACACAGAGCACAACGAAAAGGTCTTGCAGAATTTCGCAGACATGATGATCACAAGAATGGAAGAGATGAAATCTGCCAGCTGGCAGAAGGGTTGGATAGGCCACGCCTATAATGAAGGCCCAGTCAACGTCTCGGGTAACAGCTACGCAGGAGCGAACTTCTTCCTCCTGCTGATGTACGCAGGCATGAAGGGTTTCGAATATCCCATCTTCTGCACCGTGCGCCAGGCTAACAAGTTAGGCGCACACGTGAACAAGGGAGAGAAGTCGGTGCCGGTCATCTTTTGGGACCGCGTCGCCAAAGATGAGAACGGCAAGACGATGAAGTTCGAGGATTATCAGCAGCTGTCAGCAACTGAGAAGGAGCGGTACGAAGTGTACTCCGTCCTGAAGTCGTACAACGTCTTCAATATTGCCCAGACGAATCTGGCAGAGGTCGCTTCTGAGAAGATGGACACCCTGAAGGGTCGCTATACTCCGGCTGAGATGCCGACGGACACGAAGGGCATGTTCGTCTCATCGGAGATGGACGCTATGCTCGAGAATCAGTCATGGGTCTGCCCGATCTCTTATAAGAAGAGGTCGAACGAAGCGTATTTCTCGCCGTCTCAGGATCGCATCGTGGTACCGACGAAGGCGCAGTTTAAGAAAGGAAAGTCCAAGGATGACATCTTTAAGGATGGCCAGGAGTTCTATTCGACGCTGATTCACGAGATGATTCACTCTACGGGCACGAAGGAGCGGCTCGGCAGAGAAAAAGGGGAGCGCTTCGGGGACAAGATGTATGCCCGTGAAGAACTGGTGGCGGAACTGGGTGCTGCTCGCGTCGGGCAGGTCTTAGGATTCGACAAGCGCATCCTCGATAATAATGCGGCCTATCTCGACGGATGGATAGCGGCCTTGAAGAAGGAGCCGAAGTTCATTCTCACCTTGCTGACGGACGTCGACAAGGCTGCGAAGATGGTCACAGAGTGCGTATGCACACCCGTGGCCAAGGAAGAAGTACAGCCAATGTCTAACCAATCGAAGGAGCTTCAATAGGAGCTCCTTCTTCATTCATAGGAGGTTCGAACATGGTGACGTACATCATCCATCAGTACACGCCGAAGCGGCTGCTCGGTTCGGCTGGGTTCGAGGAAGCGGATACTTCCCGGAGGATCCTCGACTTCAAAGACGGCAGGAACCACGCGAAGAGCTGGGCTGCCAGAGAGGTGGCTGCCAGGCTCGTCGGTTCCGAGGTGTCCGGCTGTCTGTTCGTCTGCATCCCTGCAGCCAGTGACTACGCGAACAGAAGAAGGTATGCACGCTTCTCGGCGGAAGTATCTACCCGCTGCGGGCTGGTGGATGCGTTCCGCCATGTAACAGTGGTTGGCACGCGGACGCGATGCCATGTCGACCGCTCACGGCCTGCGGAGGAAAACACCGTCATCGACGGAGATTTCTTCCGTGGCCGCGAGGTTGTTCTCTTCGATGACATCCTCACAACGGGGATGACATCGACCGCGTTCGCGCGTCGGCTGGAGGCGGTCGGGGCAAGGGTCAAGGCGCGCGTTTTCCTCGGTCGCACGGCAAGGAAGGGGTAGGGGTGGTTTTTGTGAATTTTCCTTACATATTCCGCTCCATAGGGGGGCGGCTCTCCCCTCCCCTGCGTAGGGTGGTGGGGGCTGCTTTAGCAGGCAAACGCGGCCGCGTTTTGGCTGGAGCGCGTCAAATTGTTCCAATTCAACCCGTTACAAGGTCGCTTGCGCGGAAAAGGTTTTCTTTTCGCGGGTACTCTCAGGCAAAAAGTTGCTGGTGGTACCCACGCGCCGCGCCGCCCTTGCCCTTAGAGGTCTCGGACGGCGCGGTTTCTTCTGCGAAAAGTTGTTTTCTCGAAGGAGAGGTACGAAGTGTTTTTCTTTTATGAATTATCTTTACAGGATTGCTTGAGAAGGTTGTCGATGTACTCGGACTTGTTGGGGACTCTCGAAATGATGTCATTGGCCTCCTTGCTGATGCGGACGTAGAGGGTGTATTTGCGCTCTCCGTTCTTGCGGCCTGCACCCTGACGGGCGCCGCCATGCTGGTTCTTTTCCATTTTCATCGCTTCAGATTCTAAACCAGGTACCATCATGAGCAACGACGAGATGCAGATTCTTCAAGATGTCGCAGGTGAGATCGCAACCGTCGTAGAATCCGCGGCCGACACGATTCTCCTCTATTGCTTCGACAAAATAAGATCGGTTGAGCTTGCCGTACTTCTTTTCTAACCTGGTGATTGTGGCTTCCATTTTCTTGCTTGACTTCATGCTAATGACTTGACCGTGGTGTCGAGGGCTGAATGTAGTTATTATCTTTATTTGATTATTTCAAAAACATGTTTCGCTCTGCCTCCAGCTGCTCGATGGTGCGTCCGATACTCCATCCGCGATTGATGAGGTTGATGCTGGTATTGATGCGGTCGTTGACTACCTGATTGCTGACCTTAACCATCTGCTTGCGCATATCCAGATATTCGTTGCGAGAGATGCGGCGGACATCGCTCAGGCAAATTTCACCGTCGCCACCAGTCCCGCAGATAGTCCCGATGTAGTAGAACTTCTTACGGTTGCCGCCAGCCTCTGATACTGCGAAGCTTCCTATCTCCTTGTCGAAGCCTACCTGTGCCATGCTGACACCCGGCTCCCACTCGTTTTCGCGGTAGTTCCAGCTGCGTCCGCCTTCAGGTGCTTCACCGTAGCGGTAGCCAACGATTGTCTGACCTTCAGTTGTAAGCATTTCTGTTCGATCTTAAAGTGAATTTTCAAAGTGCTCTTCCAGTCTCAGCCCTGCGGGGTGCTTCACGCAGTAGTAGCCTGTCTCTTCGTTGTGGACGATTTCCGGCATGTTCTCGTAGTCCGAATATCCCATGCTGTCGAAATACTCGAAGTCATCTTCTTCTGTCACCATGCTCTCGTCGATGTCGAGAGCGTAGATGTATGACTCTTCGTTATAGTTGCCTTCACTGTCGAGTCCGAGGGCATACGCTTTGGCATCCTCAATGTTGGGGGTGAGGTACAGGCAGCGGTTGGTGTCTGCATTGAAGGGGGCTGATGTTCCGTGATAGAGTGTCATATTGCATGTGATTGATTACGTGTGCAAAGGTAAGCATTTATTTTGATTTATGCAAGCATTTTTCAAAAAATATTTTTCAGGCAGGGCCATTTTAACAAAAAGGCCATGAATAACTTGATTATTATGAAGTTTTCGGAAACGATTGAAATACAGGATGGCTATCCTACACGGCTGCGCATGCCGGTCATGACGGTGCCGACTCGCGGGAATGTTTCAACACCGATGCAGACGGTGTCGAAAGCGTCGGAGCCGTCGGTGCGGCCTTCGAGCTTGTCTTCCTCGGTCTCCGCGAGCTTCTCACCTCGCTTGTCTTTCTTGCCCTGGTAGACTCCGGCTGACTTGATACTGATTAGAAGATCTTCGTTGTTGTCCTGGTTGATGAGGACCTGATGGACGGCCTTGCCGACGAACATCCTGTTGATGAGCAGGTTCTTCTTGATGTGATTCATCGGCTTGCCGATGTAGACGTCATCAACCAGCCAGCCGTTGCGACGCAGCCTGTTGACGACCTCGGTATGGAAGTCGAAGTAATGGGTGGCGTAGTTGTTGTCGACAAAGGTGGCATCGTAATAGAAGATGACGCGCTTCATCTTATGCCAGTTGTAGTAGGTGCAGAAGTCGTCAACGCACTCGGGGAGCTTCCTTTCGTATTTGGTGAAGAAGCTCTTCAGGATGCGCAGCTTGTCATCCTTGCCTACCTGACCGGCAACGAGCCAGTTGATGTTGTTGTTGGCATCGCAGCCGATGATGAGCGGGCGTGAGGGGTCGAGGTCGCCATCCATCCGACAGTCTTCCTTGTCGGTGGCTGGATTGAACTTGTAGTCGAACTTGTCCAGGTAGGAGGTGTTCGGTGCGGTATAGAGGTTGATATCCTCGCGCATGGCTCCGTAGAAGCCGTCCTGGGCGATACCGACGCGCTGACAGAGGATGGAGGTGCGGAAGGTCAACGGAGGGAGAAGCCGCTTCTGCTGGCGGATGAAGTCTTCGCCTAAGACAGCGAGGTTAACGATGCTGCTGTACTCTTTGTATAAAGTACAGTAGCTCCGGAGCAGGTCGAGCTGCTTGTCAGTCTTTTCAAGCTGTCTCTCGTAGAACTCCTTCCGCTCCGGATGCTTGCGCAGGCGTTCCTGCAGTGCCCAGCGATGGTAGACGAGACCTTCGATGCCTCTGACGAGTTCAGGATCCATCTGTTTCTCGAAGTCTAAGAACCAGCTGCCCTTTTTCGTCACGGGCATGTCGCAGGTGATGGTGAGCCCATGGTGCAGGGGCCTGCCTCCGAAGTACATCTCGTTGCCGCGGTTGGTCTGGAAGGTTTCATTCTTCAGCTTCTCGTATTCGACGAACTTCGCTTCGTCGATGAAGATATGGTCGTTCGACATGCCATTAGAAGCTCCTTCCCGGTCCTGCGTGATCATCTGCAGGACGCTGCCGTTGTAGAAGGCGATGGTGTGGTCCCAGCTGTCGGGGGTGAAAAGGGGCTGGTCCCAACAGAGGGCCTTCCAAGGTTTCTTGTTGACGGTGTAGTGGATGTCGCGCCTGTAGCCCATGCGCTCGAAGTGCACGGTGATGGAAGGGATGACGGAGGTGAGCAGCTTCTTGTAAGAAGGACCGACGAAGCCGGAAGAGCTGCGAGGCATGGACTGGAAGGCCTGGATGAGCCGGACGGACTGCACAAGACCTTTGCCGATGCCACGGCCACCGACAAGGACGAGGTTCCGGGGCTGGAGCATCAGGGTGTAGGCTTGCGCATCGTTCAGGTACAAGCGCAGGGTGCTGTCAGTCGTCGGTGTCGTCGGTGATGTCTTCATAGGCTATATCTTCAGCTTCGTCGTAGATGGGTGCTGTCTCCTGGGTGTACTTCTTGATGAGCTTGTCGATGGTGCCACGGAGGTTGGGGATCTTCTTCAGACCAAGAACGCTGGGGTCGTCGGTGGGCACAATCTGCAGCGGCGTGATCTGGTCATAGGCCAAGTCAGGAGTATCTTCCTTGTCGAGGAGGTTGGCCTTGATGTAGTTCTTTTCGAGGGAGGCGACGGCGCGGTAGTCGCCACGACGCTTCGCTGCTTCGATATGCTGACGGTTCATCTCGTTGAACCGCCACCTGGCGAAGTCCTTCGTCATCTGCTGGATGTTGCCCAAGAGCAGCATCGTGAGCTGTACGTCTTCGTAGGCCTTCGACT